ATCATTGATCTTTTTCATTTGCCGGCGGATCGGCTGGCCTACGATAATTTGAAGAAAAAGCGTCAGCTTCAAAGTCTCTCCCTGGGAGAGATTCAGATGTGCCTGGAGCAAGCCGAAAAAGAAGAAAGGCAGCTTTTTTGATGGCAAAATCACGAGATTATTGGAACTCGATTTCTAACCCTAGACCACCTGATGATTCTGGTCCGAAAGGCGATCAAGGTGACCGAGGGCCACAAGGTGACCAAGGGCCACAAGGTGACCAAGGGCCACAAGGTGACCAAGGGCCGCAAGGCGACCAAGGGCCACAAGGTGACCAAGGGCCGCAAGGTTATAAAGGTGCTACCGGAGTAATAGGTACTCCAGGTGATACAGGCGCTCGGGGAGAACAAGGCGCTCGGGGAGAACAAGGTCCGAAAGGCAACCAAGGCTCTCAGGGAGAACGAGGCTCAAAAGGCGATCGAGGCGTTCCAGGAGAGATGGGTCAGAAGGGCGATCAAGGTCCAAAGGGAAATAAGTGGATTTGGCGCGGGGAGTGGAAGGCAGATTTGTGGTACCATGTTGATGAAGTTATTTTCTTTGAGGGCGGCAGTTGGATTTGCAAAATCAAAAATGCTGGAATCCGACCCCCAGAAGATTCAAACTCTTGGGCGCTTATAGCAAAACGTGGGCGGATGGGGCAGCCAGGTGGGGGAGGCGGACAGGGGGAGCCTGGAGCAACTGGAGCAACTGGACCGCAAGGTATTCAGGGAGATACTGGTCCACAAGGAATTCAAGGCGACCCCGGAATTCAAGGCATCCAGGGAGTTACCGGAGATACCGGACCGCAGGGCATTCAGGGAGAGATCGGGCCGCAAGGCATCCAGGGAGTTACCGGAGACACAGGACCGCAGGGCATTCAAGGGGTCGCGGGAGATACGGGACCACAAGGTATTCAGGGTATTCAAGGAAATACCGGAAATACCGGAAATACTGGTGCTACTGGTGCTACGGGCGCCACCGGAGCGACCGGATTAACGGGAAACGGACTCCGTAATGCCATTATGAATGGCAGTTTCAATATCTGGCAGCGAGGCACTAGCTTCACGACACCGGCAAATAACGTATATTCGCCGGATCGCTGGAAAACTGCAATAAGTGCTGCGGATGTTGGCACATATATCGTCAGCCGACAAGCACACACTGTAGGCCAAACTGATGTTCCAGGCGAACCGGCTTACTTCATGCGGATAAATAGAACTGTAGCCGGAACAACTGTCTCTTTTCACGTGATGCAGCACTTCATAGAGAATGTGCGCACATACGCCGGTCAAGAAGTAACTCTTAGCTTCTACGCTAAAGCTGACGCCTCACGGAGTGTAAGCGCGGAGCTAGTTCAGAACTTCGGTGCCGGCGGTAGCGGCAGCGTGACAACTGGAGCTGGAACACATTCGTTGTCGTCAGCGTGGCAAAGATTCACTGCAACGGTGACTTTGCCTAGCATATCTGGAAAGACACTTGGGACGGAATTCACTCATGCCCTTGTGCTCAATATGTATCTGCCCACCACAGGTACTCATACAATTGATATTTCCAATGTTCAACTGGAACTCGGACCTTTGGCAAATGATTTTGATATCATTCCATTTGCTAGGGAACTTGGACACTGCCAAAGATACTATTGGAAATCATTTCTGTACGGTATCACACCAGCACAAAGCGCAGGCTTCGGTGGAAATATCTTACAATTGGCAATAATCGCAAATTCTTACATTTTCTACCACGTCCGTTTTCCAGTGGAAATGAGAGTGGCACCGGCAATGACCGCTTATAATCCTGCGGCTGCTAACGCTAATTGGAGAACAAACATTGGTACTGATGTGGCTGGTGGATTTCCGGCTACAGCGTCCGCAAAAGAATTCACAGTGAGCACGGATGCTGTGTATGGGACTATAGGAATTTTCCTTTCCATCCAAGCCAGTGCGGAGGCTGATTTCTGATGCCATATATCAAACAAGATAGACGTACCAGAATCAATAAGCTGCTAGACGAAGTGATTTCAGAAATCACTTGTCAAAATAACTTCGACTATGATGGTGAGTTGAATTATGCAATTTCATATCTTGTGGCTACGGCTTTTGGTCCAATATGGCGTTATCATTATATTGCTCGGGCTATTTCCGTGTTTGAATGCGCTAAATTGGAATTCTACCGAAGAATAGCTGCACCGTATGAAGATAAGGCTATTGCTAAGAATGGTGACATCACCCCTTACGAGAAAACAAAATGAATGAAGAACTGAAAGAAAGTCCGCCATCGTTCTTTCATGTGTTTCATATTGTTGCTCCTTGGATTTTGACTGCTTTGGCTTGTGTAGCGCTTTGGAAGATTGGAATGCGGGCTATTGATTTTGTAATCAATCTGTTCTAAAACCCAGAGATAACAATGAATCACATATATTTGGCCGGACCTATCACAGGTTGCACATACCGAAACTGCACCAGTTGGCGACACGCTTTTGAGGAATTTCTGGCCGAAGCTATGCAAAATGTGTATTGGAGACCGGAAGAAGTTAGATGTCTCTCGCCAATGCGTGCAAAGGATTATTTGAATCAGGTTGGGGTAATCAACAAAGATTATCCATCTTTTCAATTCGGACCATTATCCTGCTCACGAGGGATCATAAGCAGGGACTTTTTCGACTGCACAAGATCAGATTTGTTGGTTGTTAATTTGCTAGGTGCCACGATTACTAGCATCGGAACGATGATGGAACTTGCTTGGGCATATCAAAAACGGACTCCCTCGATTGTAATTATGGAACGAGAAGGAAATTTGCATGAACACCCATTTGTGTGGGAGACAACGAGTTTCCGCGTCACTTCTATTGAAGAAGCTGTGCATACCGCTCTTGCTGTACTCTGGCCCCGAGGCACTTAGGAGAGTAAGATGGCAAAAAGTGACGCAGATAGAATTTTAGCATTAGAGGGACAACTCGCAAATGCAATGGCAGAAAAGAGCCGTTTGTCGCGCAGTCTTAAAGCTGCAACTCTCAACAAGGGGCTTCTTCAAGCTATCGTAGATGAGTTAGAAGCGATTGTTCTTCCTCTTGATCCATTACCGGAAGCACAAGATTTCCGAAAGTCAGAAGGCGATATCGTTGAAGAGCATCTTGTGATGCACCAATCAGACGAGCACGCGGACGAAATCGTTGAGCCGCATACTGTAGGCGGCATCGAACATTTTGACTTTCCTGTAGCTCTTTGTCGGGCGGAACAATACGTCGATACTGTACTTGATTTCACGCAAAACAAGTTGAGTAATTATCGTTTTCCTGTTCTTCATCTATTGCAATATGGGGACTCGACGAGCGGCGAGATTCACTCCGCAGTTGATAGGTCTTATTACAAAAATATGTTTCGCAATTGTCTCGCTGTTGGACAAATGAAAGCACTAATGGTCCGTGATCTTGCTCCGTACTTCAAGCAAATCAAGGTATTATGTCTTTCCGGCAATCATGGTCGCCGAACTCTAAAGAAAGAATTTACGGGAGCGCGCAATAATTGGGACTATTTGATTTCGGAAATCACGAAGATGCACTGTTCTCATTTGAAGAATGTGGAGTTCGCTATACCAGATGCGTTTTCTGTGAACTACGAAGTCAATGGGTGGTGGTTCAACATTCAACATGGTGACAATATCCCTAGCTGGAATGGAATACCTTGGTATGGAATTGAGCGCAAAACAAGACGTATGGTTGCCCTCCAAAATTCCCTCGGCCAGAAAATAAGCTACTTTGTACTGGGACACTTTCACTCGTGTTCCAGCATGGCTGATTTGAAGGGTGAAGTCCTAATTAACGGCGCATGGCCTGCAACTAGCGCCTACTCATATGAGAGTTTTTCTGGGTATAGAGAGCCCATGCAGCTCCTACATGGTGTAAGTGCTAAATATGGAATCTCTTGGCGTTTGCCTGTGAAATTGAAGAACGAAGAAAAGGAAAAGATAGGGCCGTCTCGCTACAAAGTTATTCTTTCCTCAGACGGTATGTGACAAACCCTTTTGGAGACCCTCAAATGCGATTGATTCTGGCATCAATTCTGGTGTGCTTTGCAACTGTCGTCCACGCCGCCAATGTCTCTGATCTACAGGACATCAGTGTCACCATAAAGGCGGAAAGCGCTCAAGGCTCCGGTGTATTATTCACCCGCGACGGCACAACCTTTGTCTGGACGGCCGGCCATGTTGTCAAGGGCCTCCGACATGTTCGGCCGATTATTTCGGATGGGGTGACAAAGACTGTGATTGAGTTCAAAGATGCAGAGGTAGTTCAGGAGTTCACAGAGAACGGTCGCCGCGTTGGCGAAATCAAACTCGACGCGAAGGTCATAAAGTATAGTGAAGGGGAAGACCTTGCGATTTTGGAAATCAGAAAGAAGAATCTTGCGCCAGTAACTGCACATTTCTATCTGGACGCTGAGATTCCCCCTATCGGGACAGAGTTGTTGCACGTCGGTAGCCTTCTCGGCCAATTTGGAGCTAACAGTCTGACCACAGGCATCGTGTCCAAGATCGGGCGCACACTTGATACCGGCAATGGCGATGTAATATTTGACCAAACTACAGTCACAGCATTTCCGGGAAGCTCCGGCGGTGGCGTGTTTCTCAAGTCAGATCAGCGATACGTTGGAATGGTGGTGCGCGGTGCAGGTGAGCAATTCAACTTCATTGTTCCGGTAAGGCGTATCAAGGAATGGGCGACTAAGGTAGATGTTTTGTGGGCGATCGACCAAAACGTCGCCCTCCCAGAAGATGAAGAACGCGCTAAGATCACTATTGAAGAATGAATTCTTTCATCGCCTCCCTGGGGCCACAGCGGCCCCAGGGAGGTTGTCTTTCAGGAGCCTTTCAATGCACGATCCAAGTTACACTGTTGTTGTGTTGCCGATGGATTCCGTGTATAGTGACAATGATTTTAACTGTAGAGGCGTGATTACACCTGTTGATGTGATTGATTTGGCAAAATCAATCAAGATTAACGGATTGCAATTTCCGATCAGTGTACAACCCCGCTCCGACGTGAAGAGCTTCATCCCGGAACAATGCCAGTATAGGATTGTTGCCGGGCATCGTCGTTTTAAGGCTTGTAAAGTTCTGGGAATGACAACCATTCCTGCTTTCGTTCGTCCCGGTCTGACTGAGATTGCAGCTAGAGTTCTTAATTTTTCTGAAAATCTAGACAGAAAGGATTTGAACATTTTGCAGGAAGCTATGGCACTAAAGAATTTGTATGAAGCCGGCCTTCCCCGCGATACGGTTGCCAGGGAGTTAAATAGGAGTTCTTCCTGGGTGCAGGTACGCTACAACTTGCTTGAACTGCCTGTTGAAATTCAGCAAGAGGCCGCAGCCGGCATCCTGAATCAATACCAGATCAAACAACTATACAGTCTGGACAATCACGAACAGATGTTCGAGGCTGTGCGCAAGATAAAAGATGCGAAGGTACGTGGTGAGAAGGTCGATAACGTCGGCAAGAAACGAAAGAATCCTACGACATTAAAGAAAGTTCGCCAACGACCTGAAATGTTTGAAGTTATGGAGTTGATGGCAAAATCAATCGGGTATGGACTACACACTCGGGTTCTTGCTTGGGCGACTGGTGAAATTTCCACGGCAGAATTGTTTCAGGACATCAAGGAGCGCGCTGATGAGCTTGGCAAAGAATTCATTGTTCCGCTGGAGTTCTGAAAATATAATAGATATTTTGTTTTTCATTATTGCTACGATGGTTTTGTTGACCTCGTTAGTTGTGATATTGTGGGCTAAAACTGTTCCTGTTGAAGAACGAATTTCTGGATATCGAATTTCGGACTCTATGAAGAACGGTAGGCATTTTGAGTGGCCGTATAGCTATACACTTCGAGGCAATGAAGTGATTTTGAGAATCAAAATTGTATTTGATAAGGAACTTGGTTGGACGGCCGAACAAAAGGCTAGTTACCAAAATCGAGTAAAGACAGAAGTGGAATCTGTGTGGAATAAGGAACCACTGATTTTGACCATAGATTTTGGTGAACCTGCCGATCAGACCGTTAAGCTTCACAAAGGGATTGGCCACACTAATATGACAAATTGGTATTCCGACTATGACAAACCACAGTATAAGGCACACGAAGTCGGGCACATGCTTGGTTTGTTCGATGAGTATAAAAAAGGAGCTACATCGGATATAATATCTGCTGATGGGTTGATGGGGAATGCAATGCGTGCAGTGATGTACGAAAGATATTATGAGCCCTGGAAGCCACATGAGAGCAAACACTTGGACACGATTAAAAATGTCCCTCTCCCAAAGAGAGCGGTGGGCAGAAGACAGACAAAGGCTGCTCAAAAATCAGGGAGGACAAAGCGCCAGAGCAGTGGCAGCATTTAAGAACGGTGAATTTGTTAAGTGGTTTCCATCCGCACAAGCTGGGGCGGATTGGGCTGGCGCTCTAAAGGAAAATATATGTCATGTGTGCAAAGGGCGTAGAAATAGGGCTGGCGGGTTCGAGTGGGGCTATATGAGGATCAAACCGTGAGACTTTATCTCGACACAGAGACCTGCGGCTTCCACGGTATGCCGGTACTTTTTCAATATGCCTATAACGATGGCGAAATCAAACTATATGATGTTTGGAAAAATTCTGTCCAGTCCACATTAGAACTTATAGAGGAGTTCCTGAAACATGACATGGTGTTCTTCAATGCTGTATTCGATACCTTTCATCTGGCTAAAATCTACACTACATTCCTTCTTTGTCCATCAGACTGGATACCAGAAGAGCATATCGAGGACATCGCAATTCTTGAGCCAAAAGGACGTTACGGTCCTTGTATTAGACCCCACAGAGCACTTGACCTAATGCTAGTTGCCAGGCGAGGGAAGTATCAATCCCTCATGGACCGAAAAGATATTAAAATCAGGAGAGTGCCAGAAGCTATCGCCTACAAGCTAGCTGAACACCTGGAACACACCGTTGCCATTGACGATATTTATTTCAGCCGCCGTAAAGACAAATACGCTCCACGGTGGTCTGTCCGGTCATCTGAGCAACCCGGTTTCAAAGACGTGGTTCTAAAGTTTGCTGCTTCTGGCGCTCTAAAGACTCTAGCGCAGCATGCGCTTAAGGTGCCCCGTTCCGAAATCCTAAAGCATTCTGATGTTGAGATTGATAAGAAACATCGGCCAGAGGAATATGGGTGGGCGCCCTTTGCACTAGCCGTTGGACGGCCAGGCCGATGGAATCATGCCTGGCCGGCAGTTATCCAATTTCATATCGACCACTGGGCCTACAATCCGCAGGCTCGGAAATACGCCACGGATGACGTTGACTACACGCGCCGCCTAGATGAATTCTTTGGATTTCCTGAACCGGGCGATGTTGATTCCACGCTCGCGTGTATGGTTGCAGCAGTTCGATGGCGCAGCTTCAAGATGGACGCTGATAAAATCAAGGCCCAAAGAGCCTTGATAAAGCAACAAATCAAGGATACTCCAATTGCGCCCAAGGTGGCCAAATACTGGATTACCGAGCCTATGGAGGAGGTTGAAAGGATGCAGGTTACTAGCACTAAGCGCACAGTTCTGGAAGAACTATCGCTTATGCCGTGTGATTGCACTTTTGATTCGGCCTGCGGCCAGGACTGCAAGATTTGTGGGGGCAGCAAACTACATCCTGCCGCTGTGCGAGCGAGAACTGTTTTAGAGGCACGTCAAGGGCTGCACCGAGATAAGATTTACGAGAAGCTACAGCAGGCTGGAAATAGGTTCCACGCATCGTTCAAAATAACTGGTACTTTGTCGAATCGAATGTCCGGCACCGATGGTCTGAATGCCCAAGGCTTTGAGCGCCAAAAAACTATGCGTGCCTGCTTCACGCTGGCGGATGAAGGTTATGTCCTCGGCGGCGGTGACTTTGACTCGTTTGAGGTAGTGATTGCCGATGCAATGTACAATGATACAGCTCTACGAGCCGTGCTTACGGAGAAATATCCTTGTTGTAAGAATCCTAATTGTGATGACTGCTTGGGCACAGGCTGGACAACAAAGAAGCTACACACTCTTTTCGGGATGGAACTTAGCGGCCTAGATTATGCTGGAGTTATGGCTACAAAAGGTAATCTGGTGCGTGATTGGTATGCCACTGGGAAGGCTGGGGTGTTGGCTAAAATCTATGGCGGAGACTGGTCAACACTCGTGCGCAAGCAGCGCGTGGATGAGGAGGTTGCAAAGGCCGCAGACGAGGCGTTCGAGAGAAAATACAAAGGTATCGGCGAAGCCAGAAAATTG